TTTAGTTGAAAATTATCATCGTTTTGTTTTGATGGTTGAAAATTATCTTCTATATTTGCGATGTGTTTCAATTTGAAACAACGGCATAAAGGTATATAATTTTTCAAAAACAAAGAATAATGGAAAAAACAATCATAAAAGTTGACTATTCGGTACGCAAAGAGATAATGAAAATATTTGACGTATCGTACCCAACCATTAGAAGAGCTTTAAACGGAACGACCAACACCGAGTTGGCAAAAAAAATCCGCAAAGTAGCACTCATTAAGGGTGGAGTTGAACTAAAAGTAGTGGAAAAACAAAACATCTAAATAGCAATTTTCCGAATGGCATACTCCCCGGTTCGAGTCCGGGGCGGAAGCAAAAAGCAAAATCAAATGTATAAAGATATAGACGGTACTTTGGTAATATCTGTAAACGACTGGATTAATGCAGGATTGACATACAACCAATTCAATCATGATTCTAAAAACGGCTATCTCTCTATCCATCGTCGTGGTCTTAACGGCAATACACTTATTGATGTTAGAAGTATCACTCGCCCGGAAAGGATTGCAGTATTGGAGCAGGCATACGGGAAAATTGAAAAAGAGGCAGCTAAATCGGCTTTTTATATGGAACTTGACACAAAAGCACGAGAATTTTATATAAGCTACAGGAAAGTTGACGGCTCCCCTTTAGAGCCTGAACAAATAGAGTGGTACACGAATAAAGCTTCAATATTTGAGGGATTAAAACGTGGATTAGAGAAGCAAAAAACAGAGCGCGCACGAGCTGGTAGGCGAATGAAAATGGGTAAGTTTTATCAACTTGCTACCGATTGGTTTAACGAACAGTGTACCGAGTATCCTGTAGGAAAAAGAAACGAAATAACCAATGTCCGTGCTTTTGAAAGAGCATTTAAAAGATATTTAAACGAAGATTACGGCTCATTGATACATGGAAATATTGGTAACGATGGTGCTCGTGTGGTATCTGTGAAAATGGAGCGTCTGTTTCAAGCGATATACAGAAACAACAAAAAGCCATTTGTTAACGAGGTACACTCGCTTTACTTGGAGTTTGTTAGTGGAACTAAGGAGCTTATTGATAAAGAGACAGGCGAGGTCTACAATCCTGAGGAATTCCGCCATAAAGGTCGTGCATTAGAAGTGTCGGAGAGCACAATTCGAGAGTATTTGAAAGATCCGGTAAACTACACTTCGACTTATTCTGACAGAAACGGAAACTTCGATTATGTAAACAAAATGCGACCGAAGCATAAACGCAAACTCGGCAGATACACACTTAGTAAGATATCTATGGACGACGTTGCACTTAGTCGCAAATCTGTTCGTGGATGGGTTTATAAGTATATTGCTGTTGATGTGGTATCGGGATATTGGTTCCGACCTGCTTATGTGGTTGGCAAACCCACCATTGCTTTAGTAGAGGAGGCATTCCGCAATATGTTTTGCGAATTAATTGAACTGGGACTACCAATGCCGGGCGAGCTTGAGGTGGAAAACCACTTAATGAAAGACATACCATATCTAAATGAGCTATTCCCATTCGTGCGGTTCTGTACCTCTGCAACCGAAAAACGTGCCGAGCATAAGATTAAGGAGTTCAAATACGGAGCATCTAAACGTGCAGGTCACACTTTCGGGCGGTGGTATGCTAAAAACGAGGCTTACAGAAGTGTGCGTAATAAAGTCAAAGGCGATTTTGTAGAGCCTGAATATCAACCACAAACCATAGTAGCAGACGATTTGCGCGATATTGAAACTCACAACAACGAGCTACACCCTCTACAAAAGAGATTCCCCGGAATGACAAGACGAGAAGTGTTCCTTGCAAACATTAATCCCGATTTGCGACCAATAGAACACTGGCACCTATACAAATTTATAGGTAATGAAACCGAAACATCAATTAACAAGAACGATTACTGCTTTGTACAGGAAGATAAGTTTGAGTTATCCGATTTCGAGAGCTTAAAACGTCTAAAATCAAACAACTACAATGTTACTGCTTACTGGTTGCCCGAAGCTGATGGATCAATTAACAGAGCATATCTATATCAAGGCGACACATATATTGGCGAGGTTCTAAACAGCAGAAACTTTGAGTATAACGAAAACAAAATTGAACAGACGGACGAGGACAGAGCTAATATTCTACGCCAAAACAAGAGAGTAGCTGAGTTCGACAAGTTTATTAGAAACAAACGCAAAGATATCCCGAAGGTTGAGGTTTATGATTCTGTTGAGATGAATGAGATACGCTCTGTAGAAGTAGAGATTATTGAGACTGAACAACCAAAAGGCTACGATGAAGATGAGTTTACAGATTTAGAAAATACTAACTGGGCAGCTATGGCTGTAGCCAATTTATAATAACAATAAAAGACCAAAAACATGATTACAACTGAATTTAAAGAGAAAATCCGCGAAGGTTTACAAAAGCGGTTATCGAATTTCACAAGTGCCAAGAAAATGGCTGTGAGCTTTGGAGTTAATCCATCGCAGTTAAGCCGTTTCTTAAATGGCGAATTAGACAATGTAATAAGCGATGCCAATCTTATAAGCATTGCACGTAAATTAGACGTAAATCTAAAAAACGAGGTGCCTTGGAAAACGGCAAATACGCCTGTTTTTCAGTTTATCACAGCACAATTGGAGATGTGTCAACGCGAGAGTGTGTCGGCAATGATTTGTGATTTGAGCGATATTGGCAAAACTTTCACAGCTCGCCACTATGCTAAAACACACAAAAACGTTGCATATATCGACTGCTCGCAGGTTAAAACAAAGCAAAAGCTAATCAAACAGATAGCCAAAGAATTCGGGGTGGGTACAACCGGAAAATATGCCGAAGTGTACGACGATTTGGTCTTTTATCTCAAAACACTGCCCACCCCTCTTATTATTCTTGACGAGGCAGGCGACCTGCAGTACGATGCCTTTCTTGAGATAAAAGCCCTGTGGAACGCAACCGAAATGGCATGCGGATATTATATGATGGGTGCCGAGGGATTGAAAAACAAAATGGAACGCTCGATTAACAATCGTAAAGTTGGTTACACGGAGCTATTCTCACGGTTTGGCAAACGTTATGGCAGGGCTATCCCTGAAGGAGAGCAAGGCAAAAACGTTTTGCGCGCTTCTGCAATGATGATTATAAAAGCCAACGCCAGCGACGACACTAATGTAAATAAGATATTGACAAGCACACTGGGCGAAGATGGTATTCCAAGTCTGCGCAGAATTAACAAGGAATTAGTAAAAACAGCGTAGCAATGGGAAAAAAGAGAGCCTTATCTATCGACAACGTTGCGAATGCGAAATTTAAAACTCTCGATTTTGATGGCGAGTGGCTTCAAGCTGTAGGCAAACCGGAGTTGACCGGAGCATGGTTTATTTACGGTGCGCCTAAACATGGTAAGACCACATTTGCTATGATGGCTGTTAAGTACCTTTCACAGTTTGAGCGTTGCGCCTACGATAGTATTGAGGAGGGACTGAGCCTGTCTATCCAAATGGCAATGGAACGTGTAAATATGAGTGAGGTGGGCGGTCGTGTTGTATTCTTAGATAAGATGCCGATTAATGAGTTATGCAACTATCTAAAAAGGCACAAAAGCCCTAATGTAGTGGTAATAGACAGTGTGCAGTTTGCCGAATTAACCTACGTGCAATACAAGCAAATGAAAGAGGGATTCCCTCGCAAGCTGTTTATTTACGTTAGTCACATCGATGGCAAACAGCCCGATGGACGTGTGGCTAAACGAATAATGCGCGATTCTAACATTGTATTTAGAATCGAAGGACACCGAGCTTTCCCTGTGGGCAGATACGGCGGAAATGGCACCATAGATATATGGGCAGAGCGCGCTAATGCGTACTGGGGATTAGAGCAATAACCAACTATTAATTAACACCAAAAAACATGAAAGCACCAGTTGTATATGTAAAGAAAAGAGCGGAGCTAAACGATATTAAAAAGCTCCACAAGGAACAATACGGCAACCGTGTATATCAAACCCATGCCGGTTGCTTATGCACAGAGCGACAAAGTCGAAAGGCTATAATTATTATCGATCCTGCGACCGAAGAGTTAGACCTTATGGTAATAAGGTGTAAAAGATGTCGGAGCAATGCGGAATTTGTAATGAATAGTGAGCAATGGAAACAGAAGCAAAAAAACGAGTATTCAGGAAACTAACTACCGTGACTCTTTTCGAGATTTTTGAAATCACGAAAGAGCAAAAGTTTACAACCTATCACGACAAAACGGTTAAAATTTAGATTATGAAACCACTACAAAAACAACAAAACCTAAGAACCTCCGCCCAAAACAAGCGGATACACTTCTTGCTTTCGTTCCTCAACATTGAGGATATGAAACCCAATCTCGCCTTGGAATACTCCAACGGGCGCACAAGTAGAACCAGCGAGCTAACCTTTATCGAAGCACAAAACATGATAAGAGGCTTAGAGCGCGTAATGAATGGCGAACGAGATGTTAAACCTGTCTATAGTAGCGAATTAGATAGGAAGCGAAAGGGAGTAATTAAAGCAATCTTCAAGTGGTACGAGAACCAAAGCCGTCAAGTATCGATGGCGTACGTTAAAGCAACTGCATGTAGAGCTGCAGGAGTTGACAATTTTAACAAAATCAGCGTGAGCTCTCTAACACGAATATACGCCGAGTTTTGCAGAAAACAGCGCGTGCAGGAGACAATGGAGAGTTTGCACGTTGACGTGGGGAGCAATTAGCAATTAAAAATTAACAATGTGTAATTATGAAAATAGAAGTATTAACAACAGCAAAAACGGTCGAGACAGTGAATTATATACTCGGACAAGCGATTGACGAGCTAATGCAAAGACCGCAAATTGCCAAACAAATGGATTTATCTGCAAAAGATGTAATCGGGGCAGAGCAGTTTAGACAAAGACTATTAAAGTCATATTTCAAACAATCAAAAAACACGAAAAAATGAGCAAAACACGAACAACCGAAGCGATTAGCACTGAGCTTGAGCAATTGACCAAAAGTATTGAAAAACGGCACGAGTGGCTGAACAATCCCACCAACCGAATGAGAGGAACATACACAGCAGTAGCCAACGATACTCGCAAAATGGAGCAACTGGCTGATGAGCTAAGACACGAATTGGAATACGCAACGACTAAATGTGAAAATTAAATAAAGTAGAACATTAATTAACAAATTTAACACTATGGCAAAAAGAGTAAGAAAGGTAGTTCACACAGGAATTACAACAGAACAAATGGAAACGGCGTTTTCAGAATACGCCACAGCTGACGCACGGTTGGCAAAAATTAACGCAGAATTAGATGTGCAAATCACAAAGTTGCGTGAAAAACGTGCAGACGAAATCTCACGTTTAACCGAGAAAAAGGAAAAAAACTTTGAGATAGTACAGGCGTTTGCGTTGGAGAACCGCGAGGAGCTGTTTTCAAAGAAAAAGAGTATTGAGGGTACACACGGAACCTACGGTTTTCGCACTGGCACTCCACAACTTAAACCACGTCGTGGTTTTACATGGGCAGCTGCATTAAACCTTATCAAAGAGTTTCTTCCCGACTATGTACGCATAAAAGAAGAACCTGCAAAAGATATGTTGCTTGCCGATAGAAATGTCGAAGAAGTAGCAGCAGAATTTGAAAAATGTGGCATCCAAGTGGTGCAAGACGAAACCTTTTTCATTGAGTTGAAAAAAGAGGATACTCCGGCAGTTGTTTAAAGGTTAAGGTAGAAAGTAGAAATGTATTACAAATTAACAAATAAGGAAAGTTTATTCTACAAGCAACTCTACGAGATGAGATCCAGAGAACTTGGGATAGAAAAAGAAAATTATACACTCATAAAACAACGCTATCCCAAGTGGAATGGTCACTTTTTGGGTTGGAAGGGACAACAAAACTTTGATAGAACTACTAAGTATGTCGGATTAGGCTTTGATAATGTTGAAGATGTTGACTTAAAAGTATTTAAACCCGACAAAAACAATGATGGTTTTTATGTCCCTAACAAAAGGACAAAAGCTGGCAAGGCTTGTAGTGAGTTCTTTAATAGTTTAAAGAGAAGTAGCTATTTTGATTTCATGGATATTGTTTTTGGCAGTGATGTTTGTTATAACAGATTTGTTTTTCCTTTTATGGAAATAGGAGCTGATGATAATCTATACTTCTATCTTGACGACAAAATGAAGTTGCCGGAAGACTTTATAGAAATTACGAGTATAGAGTTT